GACAGAGCGAAAACGGAGATTCGCTCTAAAGGTACAAACTACGTCCTAACGGAAGATGATCTAGCAGACATATTCACTCAGAACAGAGAGAGATGTATGGAAGACTGCGCCAAAGTCAAGATCATCAACCCCGAGATTGACCAAGTCATTGGGACTATGTACGCTGTCAAACAGAAGAAGGGAGTAGCAGTTGAAATAAGACTTCGAACAGTCACTCCTGTTGATTTTTTCAAGATCCTGATGACCTCCAATGCTAATATTACGATTGACTCCGAAACTTGCGTAGTAGGCAACAAAGACACCACTTACGAAGGCATGCCAAAGCACAACGGATTTAAATGGTTCACAGCATGCGCTTATGTGTACAGTTCCAGCGGAGCTCTAAACTTGTATTTAACTTTCTGGAGCTCTAATCACCAGGACACCATGAGGATGTTCAGTGAATGGCATGGCAACAAAATCGGATGGGCTGTTGAAAATGAAGGCATCAACAAAATCCGAGAAGTTCAACCTATTTGGAGATTCAAACACTCAGCTTGGGGAGTAGCAAAAGTAGGAATGAAATGGATAGCACCTTGGTTCGGACTTTCCAAATTAACCAGAAATTCCTGCTTTCAATGCCCAAGAAGACTGTACTTTGTCAATGATTTTGAACTGATACACTACACTTTAGTGGATCATTTAGTGCCTTGGGTTCTCTCAAACTCAGATTTCGACAAAGACTCATGTGGCAGATTCATGCCTTGTCCTGGAGTCGGTAGCCCTATAGATGTTCCTGTTTACCTAGCGCAGAGAGAAGACGGAACTTATCCTATACCGCTGCAACTCCCCCTAGTCAAGTTTGACCTTGAATACGCTGATGGCAATGGTCAAATTTTTAGATTTGATGAACCAATGGACAATAAATCCTACACCCAAATTGAACCTTATGAACCAAAGTTCACCACCTACTACCGTCCTGAAATCACAGGACCATTCAAACTCTGTAAATTCTCCTACACTAAAAGACCAGAAAAAGCCATTGAAGATCAATTTCAACAAATAATGACTCATTGGTTGTCCAGTGGAGCGTGGCCTGCTGAATACAATTTAGTGATGGGAGCCAAAAAAGACGGTAAAGTGCCTTTTGGAAAGAACGGCAAAGATAGTAAAAGCCTGAAGAAGAAGAAAGCTTCTAAAGATGGCAAGAAAATCCAGGAATTTGTCGACAAGAAAATCAAGAAAAAGAGACAAGAAGTAGCTAATGAGATTCTTGAAGAAAGAGAAAAATGCGATAAATTGAAAAAGGAAGTTAAAAACGGATTAGACGTCAATAAAGCCCTAGAGATGGTTGAGAGCAAAGAAAAAGACGAAAAATCCGAAAATAAAAACAAAGAACAAGTAGCTGAAGAAAAACAAAACAAGGAAACATCAGAAGGAGAAGAAGTTTACGAAGAAGAAGAAGAATCTGAAGAAATCGAAGAATCTAGTGAAGAACTTCCTAACCCAACTGATTTCCTGATAGTTCCAAAGGATAGTACTGGTAGAAAAACCAATACCTTCATCTTTAACAAGAGGGGCCACAAAACTTTCAAAGAAAGACCAAGAATTGACTCTAAAAAGATCTCAGCTATCCGGAAAATCACGAACAAAACCTCTGAAGGATTAGCAATCAACATGCTAGGAAAATTTGCTCTCACCAATGTTAAACATTTCGAGACCAAAATGGGAAAAGAGTACGTCCTAGTTGAAATGCCAGATGGTCACTGTTTTGATTTTGCTCGGTTGGCTTGTGAAAGAATTTGGAAACCTGCTAATGAGCCTACCACTCCAATCTCCGAAATAGGAGAATTTTGTACCTGGGAAACAGGCGAAGAACTATGGCTAACTCTAGAAGACAACGAAACTTTCCATGTCAACGTGCTATTTTCAAGTGAAGACTACATCGAATTGATCTCTTGGCTTGAAACCAAAATGGAAGGAATCGGAATCTTGACCATTAGAGAAAGCCTTTCAGAAGGAAAAGATGACACTTTTTCTTATCATCCTGAAAAAGGTTTCCAAAAACAACTAGGAGCTAATGTCTCGAACACCTTGATCCAAGCCCTCACTAGGAATGGAATGAAGCCACTAATTGTAGATGCTACAAGAAATCAAAAATTGACTCAACATGGAGGACATGAAGACATCCGAAGACTAGTTGATGTTTTTCATTGTAGAACCTGGAACTCCACTTTAGCTTACATAGCTTCTAAAGAACCCGAAAACTGGATAGACATTGGTAGTAAATTCATGTCCTTGACTAGAATGCTAACCAGGAACTCTTTAGCGACCGAAGAATACGATGTCGAAGTCAACTTCATTCCTATTCGAACTGATTTGGGAGAATACAACGAAGACTACATCGTTAATCATCTCGATAACTACAAAAGAAAAGTGCAAGGAAAATCAGCCATAATCAACTATCAAGGCACTTTCATTAAAATCAATTTCCAACCAGTCAGAAATGAATTCTTCAGACTCGAGAACACCACTGATGAAGATGTGATCACTTTTACTGATGCTCATTACTATAATGCAGCCAACCCCATGAAGGGAAGAAAGTTTTTCTCAGGTATCATGTTTCCTGAACTGACTGGAATCTATAGAGCTCCCAATGAAGAATGCACGATTGAAATCACTTACTCCGAAGAAGGAGGTAACGTGAAAATGCAAACCAATTCAAATGGAACACTCTATGACCACCCTCTAGTGACAGCTCCAGTTTCGAAGATAGCCAGCTTGGACAGCGAGGGTTTCTTCAGATTCTTCTGCGGTACTTCTAACCAACAAATTTTCGTGAAGAGATTAATGGTGCCTCGTCAATTTGAAAATGTAGACTGGGCTTTTGAAACTTTGAATGCTACTTCCACTACTCAAACTTTGAATTCTAAATTGGCTCTATCTGGATTCAGTTTGTTGGATTACATGGAATACAAGCCTAAAAACGTCAACTACTTCACTGAGAGAAGAAAATTTGAAGAAACAAGAGCAAACCCAGACATCCAAGTCTGTCAAACTGTAAGAGCACTAGCAGCTAAAAGAGTCAAGATGTGGAGTTCATTGAACATGTGGCAAAAAACAGCCATCTGCAGCAAATCAAGGCCCACGATGCCTTTCGTTTTCTTTGGAGCAGCTACTTACGCAGTCACTACTGCCTTAGATTTTACTCAATACTCCAAGGGAATTTCACAAATCTACATCCAAATGGCTAAGAACCATCTGTCCACCATGACTCCCGTTCAATCTACTTTGGGAGTTTTTTCCTCAACAACGGCTACTCTGCTTGAAAACTATCAATATGAAGTTTCAGTGGCTTTGAACGAAGGAATCGCTCAAGTACCAATAAAGCTTCTAGAAAATGCTCAACCTAAGACTTGGAGTCAAAGGATAGGAGACTTTTTTTCAGGAAAGAGCGAAGTTGAACTCAAGAGAGAAAAGATTGAAGCAGCACTGGAAGTCACAAAGAAGACATGTAAAAACATGTCTGAAAAAGTCAGCCTAGAGGAGTACAAAGCCCTAAATGCTTTTGAAAAAGCCCAGGCTCCTTTAGAAGAGGCTTTGAAGGACTTAAAGAAGAACGCTCCTTCTTACATCAACTGGACAAACTTAGCCTTAGCCATCGGATTGAGCGCAACTTTGTACCTGCTCTATCCGACAATTAAAGCTGCCTGGAAAGATCTTACCAGGTACCTCTACGACCATCCTGATGAAGAACTTTCTGAAGATCAGTGGAAGATCTTGAAAGACCTCAAGATGGGAGCCAAGACAACTCATAAAGCACACGACTTCTCAGTTGCCATCGACTGGAAAGCAGTTGTCGAAGCTCCAATCGACCCTAATCTGCTTCGTGAAATCGACTTAGCAGAAATTCGCGACAGACAGCCTAAAAACTTCATTAACACCACCAACGAATTCCTGAAAGTCGAAAAACCTTTACCGATCTTCAAGGTCAACAAAAACATGATCGAAGAAAGTATAAACTGGAAAGAGTTTTGTCTAGACTACAATGCTGAAGGATTTCTGATTCCTCAACCTCCAGTCGCTGGTTTCCAAGTTTTGACCGAGAATGGAATTGTAAATCCTCACTGCTATGAACCTCGATCTTTAGTCAACTTAGCAGTTGCATTATTCGACAGACAGCTTGGCACACTTTTGAGCCCTAACACCTTGGTTATCATAGCCTTAAAAAGGTTCGTAGAAGAACACTTAGAAGCAATGCATTTTGAAATGCCAGAAACCAAGCACTATCTCCAGTGGATCAGAGAACATGATAATTGGAATAGTTCAAAGAAGAGGAAATACAACAATAACATTTTGGTCCAACTAGGAGATAACTATGACGACTACTACTTCAAGAATGAATTCAGCGCCATGGTTAAAAATCTGGAAGTCTACAACTCCAGCAATCCTCTGATGGATAGCTTCGTTTTGGAAGGAGTGAAAGATAGGCCCAGAATCATCATGGACCCCAACGAAAGTCTATGCGGAGTCATCACTTGGATGCAACAAATGGCTTTCTCAATTTTCAAAGATCAGTACCCTGAATTTGTTCATGCTGAAAACAGCCAAGACTTCTGGAAGAGAACTTGGCCTGAAATCAGAAGCATCAAAAATGCTGTGTGCTTCTCAATGGACGGAGGCTCTCATGATTCTCACCAGCATGCATCTCTAATCAGAGCTGTCGACCATCAGATTTGGAGAAAGATGAGTCCTTTGATCAAAGACTTTTTAGAAAAGTACAAAGCCAAGAATCCAGATAGACTCCATGCAAACTTAATGGATATCCTGCTGTCAACCATTGCTAAAGTCAACTTGAAAGGACTAAAAGGCAAGAAGTATGGATACATCAAAATCAACGGCACTGTCTTTAGTGGCTCTCCAACCTTGACCACTTTTGGAAATACCATGAGAGTCATCTTTTGCCATCTTTTCTGCTTATCAATAGCAAAAGTGCCCAAAGATCAGTACTGCCTCAGGGTCGCTGGTGACGACGCTGTTTTGTGGATCAATAAAGACTACGAAAAAGACTTGGAAAGAATCTACTCAGTCATGTACTCCGATAACAAGTCAGACCATTCCAAAGGACTGGGTCAAATCCTTGAATACTCAAAGAACGAGTGGTGGAGAGCTGAATTCTGTTCCAAAATGTTGGTAGTTGATCCGAATTTGCCTGAGAAAGCTCATTGGGTTAGGAAACCTGAATCAGTCCTCTACAAAGGTCATCGATACTTTGGATATCAAGAAGATCTGAAAATACCTGAAAATTATTCCAAAGTGTGGGCTTCCGGCCTCTTAAATGAAACAGCCGGCCCCATCTACAGACAACTTGGACTGATTAGAGAATCCATGGGCCGAGAATCCATTTCTGAAGATCTGACTCATAAAGTCAGAAATTTCGTCTGCAAGAACGAAGAAGATGAACACTTGGACATCAGATACAGAATGGAGTTTAGTTTTTGGCAAGGATGTTCGATGCAAGCAACCACTGCTTTTGAAGCTTGTTTAGACAACATCCTGAAGTATTTCGAAAAGACGAAAGTGCCTATTGGAACAGTCATACCAGATCCAAGACTGTTCGATTTTTAATTAAACAACAAAACAAA